CCTGCTACCAAGATCGACACACGTCATTGGGAGGCTTTAGCAATCAAGGCAAAGGGTATCAACCCTGACACCAAGAAAGCTAGCCTCCTACCATCCGACGTGCAGCAATATATGAGGCTGATCAAGGATGAGACCGAGGTAATTAAGAACGACCAACACCTTACGGTCAGCGATTACTTCACGTCATGTTACCAGAAACCTCGCGAGCTAACTTTCCAGTGCAGCACTAACGCCAAGGGAGAGATAGTTGACGAAGTGTGCGAGCAGGTGATTGAACCTGTAGCACCACCAATAGTGCCACACGCTGTGGCACCTGCCACCTCGAACAACAACGTGGAACGTTCTATGGGCACACGCCTTGCTGATATTGTTAACGAAGTGCGCTTCGATGATGAAATGCAGCAGTATGCGCGTGAGTTCGCAGCACTCATCGTGCCCGACAAAATGGTCGGGCGATTGGTGCCACTTGACGACAACACCGTCAAGGAAAAACAGAACCGACCACAGCAGGTGGCAGCCAGGCGCAATATTACAAAGGGCCGGATCGATCATCACAACACGATCGGCGGCAAACCGTATAAGTTGCAAACCGAGGCCTTCCCGAAGAGGGACGCGAACTTGAAGCCAGGCGATATTCGTCTGATTCAGAAAGTGCCTGAGCATCATATGCTCGGGCTGTCTTCATTCATGTATCCTATGGCTACATATATGAAACAGAAGCACGGCCGATTTTACATGCCTGGTAAGACGCCACAACGCGTGGCGCAGTCCCTCCAAAATTGCTACCGAGCAAGAGGGGCTCTTCGCGGTGGAGATTACTCCCGCATGGATGGTCGCACATCAATCGACTATCGTAAGTACGTCAGCACACCGATACTCATGCGTGCCTTTCCGGAGGTATATCATGAGCATTTGGGTAAGATGCTGCAGAGCGAAGAGATCGCTACCGTAAAACACTACAAATCTGGATCTGTAGTGGAGACTCAGGGGGCCGTCCTATCCGGAAGTAGTTTAACTACTTTCGGCAATACCATGCACAGCGCGTTCAATGAATACGCTGCGCGTCGTAGAGCAGGACAGTCCCCAGAAGAGGCCCTGAAAGCAATGGGCCTGTATTACGGTGACGATAGTCTCT